CGCCGAGCCGTCGGGGTGGTTCGGCGTCCACGCGACCGTGGAGCCATCGCCGTATGCGGTGGGGTTCGCGGGTGCCTGCACGATTGTCGGAGCCAAAGGCGGGCAGATGGTGACGAGCGACGCGGAGTTAGTCCACGCGGATGACAGCGCGCCCCTCACGGCGCGGACGCGGAACTGCACGGTTCCCGCGTTCACGGTCGCGCTGTAGGGCAGGGAGGTCGATGTTGCGACGGACGCCCACGTGGAGCCGCCGTCGTAGGTCGATTCGATGTCGTAGGTGACGGCATATCCCCACGTCCCCGTCACGTCCACCTGCACGGTGGTCGCGGCGGTCTTGTCGAGCGTGACGGACGAAGGAGCCGCAGGCGTGGTGTAGATGCTGCCGCCCGTGGAGTACGCGGAGTACCCAGCGACGTTCTTCGCCCTCACGCGGTACTGGTACTGCGTGTTCGCGGAGATGCCGTTGTCGGTGTAGCCCGAAGCCGTCCCCGACGCGGATGCGACCTGCGCCCAGTCGGTCGAGCCGTCCCTGCGCTCCACGAGCGTCGCGTCCCTCGGATGGTCGGTGTCGGTGGTGCCGTTCGTCCACGAGACGGACGCCTGCGAGTCGGAGACGTAGGTCGCGGTGCATCCCGTGGGGGCGTTCGGGGCGAGCACCTTGGGAACCGTGACGTCGAGCCATGCGTAGTCGGTGCCGCCTGCGTAGATGCCGGTGCCGCCCCCCTCCGCGTATGCGCCGATATGGGCGGTCTTGTCCGATGCCCCGCGCGTCACGTCGAACGTCGCGGTCGCAAGGGTTGTGGTGCCGTTGTAGGAGACGGACTTCCAGCCCGTCGCAGCCGTCCACGAGTTCCCCGCCTGGTTGGTCGTGACCTGACCTCGGATGAAGCTCGACGATCCCGTGTCCGAGACGGCGACGGACTTCACGGAGAAGTGCGAGTAGGTCGGGTAGTCGGTGCGGGTGACTTGGAGCTGGACGTAGATGTACGCGCTCGAGTCGATGCCCGAGCCGTTCTTGGAGTAGTAGGCCATTTAAGCGACTCCCATCCTCCTGCGACCGCCGACGCGCTGCGCCACGGTGTCGAGCGCCGCCGCCAGCGCGGCGTCCGCCGCGACCAGGTTGCCGTCGATGTAGTAGTTGTTGGTGACCCCGCCGCCGACGTCCATGCGCTCGGCTATCATGTCGCCCCACTTGCTGAAGTAGGGCTCGTAGAGCGGGATGATGGCCTCGGGGCCCTTCTCGCCCGCGCCGATGAGCGTGGCGCCGTCGACGATGCCGCCCTTGGCGTACCACTCGACGCCGATGGACGGCAGGCCGCCCGAGAGCCAGTCGAGCGGGTTGAGCGAGCCCGTGATGGAGAAGTGCGGCAGCGGTATGTGCGGCCACTTGAACTCGAAGCTGAAGAAGCCCTTGATCTTGTCGATGGCGTTCTTGACGATGTCCTTGGCCTTGTTGATGGGTCCCTCGATGGCGGACTTGATGCCGTCCCATACGGTCGACGCGACCGACTTGATGCCCTCCCACACGGAGGACGCGGTCGACTTGATGCCGTCCCATATTCCCGACAGCGATTCGGCCATGCCCTCGAAGTCGCCGTTGACGAGTGACACGACGAAGCCCACGACGCCCTCGATGGTCGTCTTGATGCCCTCCCACACCTGCACCACGGTCTCGGCGATGGTGTTGAACGTCGGCACGACGGTCTCGGCGATGGACGCGACCGATTCGGTGACGAAGCCCGCGACGGCCGCGAAGCCCGCGCCCAGGTCCTCGATGACGGGGGACAGCGTCTCGATGGCGGTCTGCACGCCAGGCAGGACGGTGTCGGTGAGCACCGCGCCGAGCGTGTCGATGAGCGGCTCCACGACGGGGGCCATCTCGTCGAACGCGGCGGTGAGCGTGTCGATGCCAGCGCCGAGCGCGTCGAACGCGAACGATGCGAGCGGCTCGATTGCGACCGCGGCCTTGTTCTTGAGCACCTCCAGCGATTCGGTCCACGATGCCGTGGCGTCGTAGGTGCCCATGATGCCCTCGCCCGCTCCGAGCGCGGCATCCTGGAACTGCTGCATGTCGATGGTGCCGTCCTCGACGGCCTGCAGGAACTGCGCGGCGCCCTTGGTGCCGAACAGCTGCGTGGCTATGTCCATCGCGGCGGCGGTGTCGCCCGCCTCGATGTAGCCCTGCATCTCGCCGATCATCTGCTCGAAGGCCTCGCCCGCGTCGCCGCCCTCGGCTGCGATCTCGGTGAAAGCGCGGTTCATCTTCGTGAGCATGCCCTGCGCGTCCATGCCAGCGCGGTCGAGCAGGCCCGCCATGTTGGCGGTCTCCTCGAAGCTGAAGCCGAGCTGCTGCATGGCGGGGGCGTTCTTCTCGAGGATGGACGTGAGCTCGTCGAAGCCCAGCCCCGTGTTCTGCGACACGGTGAAGAGGTAGTCCATCTGCCCGCTCATGTCCTCGGCGGCGATGCCCCATGCGGCGAACGCGCCCGAGAGCGTCTCGACGTTGACACCGCCGATCATGGAGTCCAGCGCGCCGAGCTGCGTGGCGACGTCGCGGAGGTCGTCGCCCGTGAGGCCGAGCCTCGTGTTGAGGTCCTGGATGTAGTCGCCCGCCTGCCCGAAGCTGACGGGGACGGTGGTCGCCACGTCCTGCGCGATGCCCACCAGCTCCTCCAGCGCCTCGCCCGAGGCGCCCGTGCCGATGATGATGCTGTCGCGCATCTCGTCGAAGCTGCCGCCGATGTCGAGCAGCGCCTTGCCGATGCCGAGACCCGCGAGGACGCCTGCGATGGGTCCGGCCATGCCCTTGAGCGTGGTCAGCAGACCGCCCGTGATGCCCTCCCCGGCCTGCGCGCCGAGGTCCTCCATGCCGGGGAGGACGGCGCCCGTGATGGCCTCCTTGGCGCCCTCGGCGGACGGCATGATCTGGACGTACGCGTTGGCGACTGTGACGCCCTCTGCCATCTATGCCTCCTCGTAGAACCATGCGTCGAACTCCGACACGGGTATCGCGTCGGAGCCGTATCTTTCAGTGTTCGGAGACGTCCACGGCCTGCCGTGCGGCTTGGGCTGCACGGTCCCCTTGGCCGAGAACGAGAAGTTGAACGCCCTCACGGCGTCGAAGATGTCCGCGAGGAGCGCCGCGCGCCCGATGTCGGACGCGAACAAGGCCTCGTCCCTGCTCTCCCAGCGGAGGGTCGCGGAGTCGAGCGGCAGGTGCCGCGCGAACACGTCCAGCGCGTCCCATCCGTAGGTTCGCGGGATGTCGGCGAGGCGCACGCCGAGCTGCACCATGCAGTCCCAGTCGAGCGCCCCGCCCGATTCCCTGTCTAGTCGGACGAGGCCCGCTATTTTCCCGCGTCCACGGGCTTGGCGGCCTGCCATGCCTTGGCGAGCCTGCCGAAGTCCGCCGACGCCATGCGGCCCGCTGCGCCGCCCGTGGCGTCCTTGAAGAACCGGAGCATCCACTTGAGCGCGGCGGTCTCGCCCTGCTCGGCGGCGTCCGCGAACGACATGATGTCGTCCATCGGCAGCGCCGCGAGCTGCGGGACGGAGTAGGCCGTCCCCTCGAACTCGAACTCGAACGCCTGCGCGTCCGGTGATTCGACCACGTACATGTTCCCCTCCCCTTCCGTCCGCTAGGCGGTGGTGGCGCCGTCGTCGAAGTAGACGTAGACGCTGTGGCCGGTGCCGTCGTCGTTGCAGGTGATGGTGAACGGCCACACGTTGCCCGCGGACGGCACGAACGTCATGGAGCCTATCTCGGTGATCTGCGCGTTGGGGGCGCAGATGCGGCCGCGGCGGTTGCCGTCCTTCATGTTGATGCAGAACGCCTGCTCGGGCGGGAGCTCGGGGCCGATGGAGATGGTCAGCTGCTCGCCGTGCGTGGAGCTCGCCGCGGTCTTGGCGACGTTGGCCGTGCCGACGAGGTTCTTGGCGGCCTGCTCGTCGATCTGCAGGAACTCGCCCGTGATGGTGGTCCCGAAGTCGGTGGAGACGACGCGGACGTTGTTGAGGCCCCAGTCGCGGAGGTTGCTGTTGGAGCGGCTCACGTTGAGCGTGATGCCGGCCTCGGAGATGTAGCCGCCCGAAGCCCACGTGTTGGGGAGCGCGGTGCGCGCGTCGGACGGTTTCGCCGTGCCCTTGGGCGCGACGTAGAGGGCGCCTACCGTGGTGGACTGGTCGGGTCCGAGCAGGTAGACCTGGTTGGAATTGACGCCTGCCATATGGCGGCCTCCTTACTGAAGTGTCATGCCGTCGCCGCGCACGCCTACGGTGGCGCGCACGGTGCAGCGTTTGAGCGTCTGCCGTTCGGGGTCGGGGTCCTCGTAGGGCGCCCGCGCCTCGGACGTGTTGAAGTGCGTGTGCGCCGCGTTGAAGCGCAGGGCGCGGATGGCGCCGCAGACGCGGAACGCGGCCTCGTACGCCTGCGAGTAGGTGGGCGCCCACACGTACGCGACGATGTCGTAGGCGTCGCTCACGGGCGACTGCTCGAACGAGCCGAGCGAGTAGACCGAGACGGTCGTCGCGGAGAACGAGTCGGGCGGCGGGTAGGCCGTGACCTCCACGCCCGAGGGCAGCACGGCGGCGAGCTCCTGCGCGACCGCCTCCTCGATGTCGATGGGCTTCACGATCTGCATGCCGTCACCGCCTTGGATAGGGTCTTCTCGGTCGCCTCGAGGTAGCTCCCCTCGTAGCCGTCGGGCACGACGAGCGCCATCGGGCGGTCGCCCACGACCTGCGCGGGCTTGGCGGAGAACTCGTCGCCCGCGATGCCCGCGATGCGCTCCGCGGCCTTGTCGACCTCCGCCACGATGCCCGCTTCCTTCATGAGCGCGGAGATGCCGTCGGATAGCACCTCGACCTGCACGCGTGTCCTCGCCATGCGATCACCCGCTCCATGCCACGAGCGCGGCGCGCACGTGCGACACGGCGCCCGTGGGGCTCGTGCGGTTGGCGGGCAGCCCCGCGACCTCGTAGGTGCGGCCTTCGCACAGGATGCGGTCGCCCTCGACGATGTCGGCGCCGTATGGCGCTATGAGGACCATGTCGATGGCGCGCGTCCGCGCGGGGTCGCTCCAGTCGGTCGATGACGTCGGGCGCACGAGGGCGCACTCGGAGATGCTGTGCTCCGAT